GGCAGCACATTAAACCAATTAGCAGGTGTTGCAGGAGCCCTTGGCGCCAGCGGTGCTGCCAAGATATTAGGAGCGGCTGCTAATGTTACCAGTGCGGTTAACAATGTTAATAATTTCATCAAAGGTCTAAGCGGAGCAGGCGCAACTAGTGCAAGTACTCACGTACCTACTAAGAGCACAATTAGTGTTACACTACAACCAATTTATAGCAGAGAATCTGTAAGACAATTCAGCTTACAAAAATTTGTCAACGGAGATTACATGAATGGATCTGGAGGATATGTATAATGGCAACATATAATCATACTAGTCCTTGGGCTAGTACTCCGATAACTCAAAATTATCTTAGTATACTTCAAATTAGACCAGTTAGCGCACAATCCGATGATGCAGTCTATACAATTGAACCACAATACACTTATCGTCCTGATCTCTTAGCCTATGATTTATACGGAGATTCAAAACTATGGTGGGTATTCACACAACGAAATATGGATGTATTAGAGGATCCTATATTTGATTTTATTCCAGGAACACAAATATACTTGTCTCAGAAAGCAAGTCTTTTTAAAGTACTAGGGTTATAATATGGGATTATTAGACCAGGCAACAACATCACTTGCAGGAGCAGCCAGTAGGGTGGTCAGCAACACCGGACTTGCTAATAGCCTAAACAATGTTACGTCGGCCGCAAAAAATATTCAAAGTTTGGCAAGTGCAGGATTATCAAATGTTGGAACAAGTTTATTAAGTAAGATTCCAGGAGTGTCAGCCGCACAGCAAGCCGTACAAAGTGTAGTTAACTTAGGAAATATTTCATCTTCTATAGGTAAAGCCAGTAGTCTAGTGAATATACCAGTACCTGGATACGATCCTATCACAGGTGCACCGAGTACTAGAATACCCAATGTCTTACATAATTTTGCCAGCTATAATTACATTTGGACACTAAGTGTACTTGATGCTGTTTCGATTAATTTTCCAGACGACACTTATAAAAAAGGTGACCTTGGACAAATTATTTTAAAAGATGGTAGCGGTGATCCAGACAATAGAGTAAAAACTGCCTACGGCAAATTTGAATTCTTTATTGACAATGTTAGTATTAACAGCGTAGTTGGTTTTGATAAAAGTACCGGTAATACCAATGCCGCAGGTTTTAAATTTAAAATTATAGAACCCTATAGTATGGGTTTGTTCTTTCAAGCACTACAAGTTGCCGCTCTTAATGCAGGATATAAGAATTATCTTGATGTTCCTTTATTATTAACTTTGGAATTTAAAGGGCATTTAAATTCAATAGTACAAGGAATTGATGCAGGATCAATTACTCCAGAAAAAACAACCAAACACTTTCCGTTAAAACTACGAACATTGAATATGAATGTTACAGGCCGCGGTGCAGAATATGACTGTGAAGCATATCCTTGGAATGAAAAAGGGTTTTCATCTAGCTACTTAGATTTAAAAACAGATATTGCAATCACAGGCAAGACTGTAGTTGAAATGTTACAAACTGGAGAAAACAGTTTAGAAGTAGTATTAAACAAAAGATTAAAAGGTCAAAAGGACAAAGGAATTGTCAAAGTCCCGGATCAAATTTTAATATTATTTCCTGCTGACATTGCCAGTAGCGCAAGCTCTGCAACTAATAATGATGATGCTGGAGCAACTAAAGACCCAAGTGCAGGCAGTGCTAGTTCTGGTGCAAATACCTTATATGGTAAATTAGGAGTCAGCGTTGGTGCAAATCAAGTGTTGGTACAAGAAGTATCTGACACTACAGTTAATGCTATCGGAAGAGCCAGCATGGGATTTGATCTGTATCGTCCTGGTGATGCACCATTTGCTGACGATAATGCAGTTTACAATAAAGAAACAAATACCTATACTAGAGGAAACATCACCATTGATCCGTCAAATGGCCAGATGAAATTTACTCAAGGCACTGACATTATCAACGCAATCAACCAAACTATACTAATGAGCGACTATGGTCGTCAAGCATTAACTGAAGTACAGCAAACTGAGACTGGAAAAATACCTTGGTGGCGAGTAGAAACTCAAGTTTATACTATTCCTTCTGAAGATAATTTAGCTAAGACTGGTACTCTACCTAAACTAATTGTCTATCGAGTAGTGCCTTATTATGTAGATGCTAGTAGATTCATGCCCCCTAATACGGCTAATCCTAAAATTGAAAAAGTCAAAGCACAGATTATTAAAGAATACAATTATATCTACACTGCAAAAAATTTAGATATATTAAGTTTTGATATTAATTTTAAAAATACTTTTTATACAGCACTGGCCCAAGACGGTACTAAAAATAATCAAGGTGTTACCGATGCTAAGTCAGGAGCCGCATCACCTGCAACTGAATCACAGCCGGCACCTCCTGCTTCTGGCGTTGCCGCACCGTTAGCAAATTCATTACCGACAGCGACTCAAAGCGATTCTACACAAACTCAAACTGGTGTAGGTGGCGGCGGCCGAGATACACCTGAAACAATGGCAGCTCGCCAATTTCAAAAGAATGTAGTTAACAATGCTGTTGATATGGTTAATACTACAATGACTATCTTAGGCGATCCTTATTACCTAGGAGACAGCGGTATGGGAAATTACACTGCTAAGTCTACCCAATACGAACAACTTAATAATGACGGAGCAATAAATTATCAATCAGGTGAAGTACAAATTATGGTTAATTTTAGAACTCCCATTGATATTGATGTTAGTAAAGGTGCATATACTTTTGGCCCAACAGAATTAGTTAATGAATTTAGTGGAGTGTTTAAGGTCAATCAAGTTGACAGTAATTTTAGTAGAGGTAAATTTACTCAAACTCTTAAAATGATTAGAATGCCCGGCCAAACAACAGACACTAGTAAAATTACTGGCAAGGCAGTTCCAATGGTCACTGCCGCTGATAAAGTTATTCCGCAAGCTGATACTCCGGCAGAAGCAGCCTCTCAGTCAAAGACTATTACATACGATGACGGTAGTACCATAACACTAGACAATGATGGAAATGTAGTATCGTCAACACCTGCAACAGATTAAGGTAACTCATGGCAGATAATGAAGATTCAAGAAATTCGGCCCCGGCGGGTCAGAAAACAAACGATGGTCCGTTCCTAGCTAAAGTAGTAGGTCACTTAGATCCTACCTTTATGGGAGATTTACAAGTACAACTATTAAGAGAATCGGGCAGTGATGCTAATTCTGCAGGTCAAATACATACAGCACACTACTGTAGTCCGTTTTACGGTGTGACCAGTAGCGATTTTCTTAAGGGTAATCCCGACGATCCATCGACTGATACCTACGACAACACTCAAAAAAGTTATGGCATGTGGATGATTCCTCCCGATGTTGGAACAACAGTTATGGTTGTCTATGCTCAAGGACTGCAAAGAGAGCTGTATTGGTTTGGTTGTGTAGCTAGTGATAAGAATATGAACTTCATGTTGCCAGGCTATGCATCAACTTATTACAATGTTGACGAAACAAAAAAGACTACAGCAGAGCGTGTGCCAGTAGCAGAATACAATAGAGAAACTGGCGGCAGTACACTTAATGCTACAGCAATTACTAAACCGGCAACACCTCAAGAAGTTTTATTAAACAATCAAGGATTGTTGTACGATGACATTAGAGGCATAACCACTAGCAGTGCTCGAAGAGAAACTCCTAGTATGGTTTTTGGTATTAGCACTCCTGGACCGTTTGATAAACAAGACGGAGCACCTGCAGGCGCAGTTGGAACTGACAAAGGAAAAGTTGACAATAAGAAAGTAAGTCATCTTGGCGGCAGTTCATTTGTCATGGACGACGGTGATGACAAGTTTATAAGAAAGAAAGCACCAACCGATGGTCCTCCTGACTATGAAGCACTTGAACAATTACCCAAAGGAGCAACTCCTACAGGTGACCAAACTCGTCCACATAACGAATTGATTAGATTAAAAACTAGAACAGGACACCAGATCCTGTTGCACAACAGCGAAGATTTGATCTATATTACTAACAGTAGGGGAACAGCTTGGGTAGAATTATCCAGCGATGGTAAAATAGATATCTACTCAGAAGACAGCATTACCATGCGAACCAAAGCTGACTTTAATATTCGTGCAGAACGAGATATTAATTTTGAAGCAGGTCGCAATATCAATATGAAAGCTACAGCAGACTATAGTTCTGCAAGCGACACTGACAGTAACGGTTATGACAGTGGAAGAATACAAATTGAATCGGCTTTTAAGTACAATTTAATTGTAGGATCAGACGGCAAAATACAAACAGGGTTGGCTAAAGACGGTAACTTAGATGTTACTATAGGAAAAAATACAACATTTACTACCAAAGCTGATTTAGATTTAAATTCTACAGGACACAATAATTTTACAGCGGGCGGCGCAACTAATATTAAGAGCGGTGGCAATCATGTAGAAACTGCTACGCAGATTCACATGAACGGTCCTGCTGCCGATACTGCTGCCAAAGCTGAAAAACCTGAAGTGTTGTCTACATTCAGCGTTCAAGATGTAGTGGCAAAGGATCCTGCTGCCGATCTATTAGAATATCAGTTTGCAGATACTCCAATAACCAGTATTATGAAACGACTAACTACACATGAACCGTTTCCTTATCATGAGAATTTAGATCCTGTTAACTTAAAAATAGATAAACTTGACAGAGAAGCTAGCGGAGATCTTACACTTTCTGATTATTATCTACAGTATTCTACATCAATAGATACATTTAGACGCACTCCGCCGCCCGAAGATACGCAGGCTTAAATACTATTATGTCTACAGCACCTAAATTATACGATAAAATTACTATTCCTAGTAAGTTAACCTACAAGGATGCTCCCGGCTCTAAGACCTATAAAGGTTTTAGTACAATAAGTCCTGATACACAAAAATTTGCACTATATGATTACGCTTTAATCAAGCAAGATATATTAAATCATTTTAATGTTCGTCAGGGCGAGCGTTTAATGAATCCCACTTTTGGTACAATCATATGGGATGTGCTTTACGAACCTCTAACAGAGCAATTAAAAGTATTAATACAACAAAATGTTGAAGAAATCATTAACTACGATCCTCGTGTTAGAGCCAAACAAGTGATTGTAACACAATATGAAAGCGGTTTACAAATAGCCTGCACATTGGTTTACTTGCCATATTACATACAAGAATCTATGCAACTGACATTTGATCAGAATAATGGTTTGACAAATTAAACACTCACTTAATAAAATACGCTAAATATCATATAAATGGGAATAGCGTATGTCATCTACAGATAGACAAAATAGATTATTAGTCGCACAAGACTGGAAAAGAATATATCAAACCTTTGCCAATGCTGATTTTCAAAGTTATGACTTTGAGAATTTACGCAGGGTTATGATTCAGTACATTAGAGAAAATTATCCTGAAGATTTTAACGATTATATTGAGTCTTCAGAATACCTAGCGTTAATTGATATCATTGCATTTTTAGGTCAAAGTATTGCTTTCCGTGCAGATCTTAATGCTCGAGACAACTTTTTAGAGCTTGCAGAACGTCGAGAAAGTGTATTACGTTTTGCTAAACTATTGAGCTATCCTGTATCTAGAAATATTCCAGCATCTGGATTATTAAAGTTTTCTTCTGTACAAACTACACAAACTATTTTAGATAGTAACGGAAGAAATTTAGCCAATCAGGTTATTGGGTGGAACGACAGTGCTAATTCCAGCTGGTACGATCAATTTATTAAAGTTATTAACGCGGCAATCCCAGCAACTAGACAGTTTGGCAATCCTGATGCTAGTGCAGTAATTGACAGTATCCCAACAGATCAGTACAGGCTTCAAGCTGCCAATACAGGAGTTCCTGTATATGAATTTACCAAATCGGTAGATGGTCGTAACATGGCATTTGAAATAGTATCAACAATTTTAGACACTGATAATCTTGTTATTAAAGAAGAACCTCCGCTAATTGGAAATAGATTATCATTCATTCATAGAAATGATGGTCGTGGTAATGGCAGTGCTAATACAGGATTCTTCCTACATTTTAAACAAGGCACATTGAGTCAAGGAACATTTACAGTTGCCCAACCTGCTAGCAACGAAATAGTTGACTTAGATGCTATTAATGTTAACAATAGTGATATTTGGTTATATAGATTAGATCAAAACGGATTAGAAAATGAATATTGGTCACAGGTGTCTAACACCAAGGGCAATAATATCATTTATAACAGCCTAAGTAAGTCAATAAGAAACATTTATGCAGTAACAACTAGATCAAA